AATTACTGATGGGTCTAGAATCGTTGGCGCTGTTAAATCTACAGGTCAGATACTAGTTTGGACGGACACATCATTACATGGTATTCAATTTGTTGGTACGCCTTTTACATTTGGTCTTAGACAGCTCGGTGCTAACGCGGGCTTGATAGCTCAACACGCAGCTATAGAAGTAAACGGAAAAGCGTATTGGATGTCTGATGACGCATTTTATCTTTTCGATGGTGTTGTCAAAAAAATGCCATGTTCGGTGCAAGATTATGTATTTGATGACTTAAGTTACACTAATAAAAATGATATTGCCGTGGGTCTAAACACAGCTTTCAATGAAATAATTTGGTATTACCCATCCTCAAATGCTACACAAATTGACAGAGCAGTAGCATATAATTATTTAGAGGGAACTTGGTATACAATAAACTTAGCCAGAACTACTTGGCTTGGTGCTTATGTTTACGAAAAACCAATAGCCACAGAATACAGTGCATCTGCAACTGCCAATGCCACAAACATACTAGGTTTAACTGCAGGGGCGTCATCTATATTTGAACACGAGTCTGGCAATAACCAAGCAGATGGATCAGCTATCACAGCATTCTTGGAAACAGGCTCTGTTGAAATAGCAGATGGAGATCAATTAATGTCGGTAAGTAAATTAGTTCCAGATTTTGACAATCTAGCAAACACAATGACGGCACAATTAACTTTAGAGCAATACCCTCAATCTGCAGCTAACGTAACAACCAGTGGCACTATAACTAGCACCACAGAAAAAATTAGTGTAAGAGGTAGAGGTAGGGCTGTTAAAATTAGATACACGACAAACAGTGTAGATGATACACCTTGGAGACTTGGTTCACAAAAACTACAGATAAGACCTGATGGAAGAAGATAATGGCTAAAATAAATATTACTAGATTACCTAACGCAACTCCAGAATATGACGCAAGTCAGTTTGACCAAATGATAAGATTATTAGAACAAATAGTTTTCTTACTTAATACAAACTTTCAACAAGATTTAAGAGAAGAAGCAGAATCGGAGACATTTTTCCTTGGCTAATACATTCAGAGGACCTATGTTGGATGTCACTTCGACAGACCTAACAACTTTAATAACTGTGCCAACAGCTAATCCGGGTGCTACACCACCTGTTCCGCCAACTACTATAATAATTAAATCTTTAATTGTTTGTAATGATTCTGGTAGTGCTACACTTTTGGATGTACAAACAGTTAGAAGTTCTGCAACATTTAAACAGTTTCACCAAAAAAGCATAGCTGCAGGAGCAACGGTGGATTTATTAAATCAGCACGACGGAATTACTGGAGGCATGATTGTCTTGCAAGAATCTGACGTGTTGAAAGTACAAGCTAACGCAGCCAATCAAGTTCACATAACTGTAGCTGATATGGAGGTTACAAAAGGTCAACTGTAAAGGGAAAAAGAATGAAAACAAAAAGACATATATTAGCTATAGTTCAATTATTTGAAACTTATATAGATCTAGACTCGAACGCTTTAATGAAAGAAATTAACACAAGTTTCATTAGAAAAAACGATAACTCTGATCATACTTTTTTTGAAGATTTTAAATATCCAAATACTCCAATGTTAAAAGATCTTAAACAAACTATTCATGTAGAAACTGAACAGTTATTAGATGATAAATTACAGTACGACGACATTTGGGTACACAAAACACCACCAAGAGCACAAACAGGACTGCACAATCATGGAAACACAGCTTGTTCTTTTGTTTACTATCCTAAGTTTATTAAAGAACAAGGTAACTTAAGATTCATTTTATTTTGGAATGGTGACATGCTTGAAAGAGTAATAGAGCCTAGAGAAAAAATGTTGTTGATTTTTCCTGGTGAAATTTTTCATTTCACTAGTCAAAACAATACTGAAATTGAAAGAGTTTCAATCTCAGGTAATTTTATAAAAAGAAAAGATTAATATGGATTTACAATCACTATTCATAACACCTGTCATGATGACAGAAGTAAAGGGCCACGGTCATTTAATAGATAGACTTTATGAGATAAAAGCTAAAGATGAAAAAGGTATGCCAAGATCTAATGTAGGAGGCTGGCACAGTAACGACGAGCTTTACAAAGATGAAGAATTTAAAAGCACAGTGGGTGACATACTCTTAAAAGCTAAAGAGTGCTTTAATCATTTAGATGTGCAGGACAAATATGTTCCTGAAATGACAGGACTATGGGGTATAATAAATCCACCTGGATCAAGAAATAATGTGCACACACATCCTTATAATTACTTGTCTGGAGTATACTATCTAAAAGTGCCTCAAAAAAGCGGTAATTTAGTGTTTCTAGAGCCTAAACCACAAGCAGAGGTGTTATCACCACCTAAGAAAAAAGATGCCTCCATACACATCGCTCATAGCGTAGATTTTGAACCAAAAGAAAATTCATTGATTTTTTTCCCATCATGGTTACAACATGAAGTGAAAATAAATAGTTCTAATGAAGATAGAGTTATTTTAAGTTTTAACATAAATTGGAGAAAAAATGCCGATAATTGAACCCGCAGAACAAATAGGAACAGTAACTTTAGAAGACGGAAGAACAATTCCTAGATATAAAGTTAAAACTGAAACTACATTAACTAATATTGACACTGGTCAAGAATATGAATCAGAAGAGGCTATGCAAGCTGATATAGATGATCCAAACACTTCAACAACTGCTGAAAAAATCAGACGAGATGTTAAAGTATTTGCTCCATCATTAAAAGATATGTTAGGTCAAACTCCAAAGTCTTAGGATTTTTTACATTCACAGTCATCGGAACAGTGATTTGAATTATCTTTTTTGTGTCGTTCAAAATCTCTTTCCATAGCTATTAGTCTTTCATGGTAGTTGCTCACCTTATCTGCAAGGTAGGCAATGGCTTTGTTTATTTCTTCGTTTTCCATATTTTCTCCTGTGATTGTTAATTTTGGTGAGAACCTAATGTAAGTATATTTTTATGTTCTGCAATAGTATTTTTTAAAATTGTTTTCTTGACAATAATTTCGTGATATGAAAGTCATAGAAAAAAGAATGAAGACAATAGTAGACGGCACAATAATTAAAAAATATGAAATGCCAATTGACGTGGTTGATGAGCTTAATGAAGAGTATGATAAACGTAAAAAATCTTTAGATAGCTCAGGCAAAAAATTAGCTGGTAGATTAGATTCAGAATTAAATATTATTAATTTTCTACCTAAACTACAAATTTACAATAAAATAAATTTTTTTATTCAAGATTACATGATGACATTGAATAACTTTGGTTTGTTATCAAAACCACAAATAAAAACTCAAATTATAAGTTGTTGGATAAATGACATGAAAGAGAATGAATATAATCCTGTGCATGTTCACAACGGACCTACAAACCACGGGTGGTCTTGTGTGCTTTTTTTAAAGGTGCCAGAATTTGTTAATGACGTAAAACATGAACACAAATTTCGTGACGGCCAACTTTGTTTTTTAGGTTTTGATAGAAAAGTTATGTGGCATGAACCACAAGTAGGTGATTTTTATTTATTTCAAGCCAATCAACCTCATACCGTTTATCCATTTAAGACAAAAATAAAAGGGGAGATTAGAAGATCGATGTCATTTAATTTAATAAGAGATGATAAATAAAAAAATTACTTTTTGCGCTACTGAGGGTAATATGGTTAATGTTTGGCCTCATCCTAAACCAGCTAACAGGTTTATACCAGATGAATACAAAAAACTTGAAAGATTTGCAAAAGGTAATTTACACACACCTACTCTTAAAACTTGCATGCCATTTTTGGATTCATTGACCATGGGGTATATCATACCGTTTGATCAAGACTATTTAATTGATCCAGTAGAAAATGATTTTTCTGTAACCCCAGCTAACAAAGAACATAATGATTTTGGTTTTCATAATGAAACACAACTACCTAATGAGTGGAAAAAAACAGCTGGAGAAAACGCAGGCAAGTTTATAAATAAATGGTTAATAAAAACTCCGCCAGGTTACAGTTGTTTATTTGTAAAACCAATGAATAGAATAGAGACACGTTTTGATATTATTGCTGGAGTTGTAGATACGGACACATACATAAATACAATAAATTTTCCTTTTATTTTAAACAAAAGAGATGAGCAATTTTTAATAAAAAAAGGTGAACCTATGGTTCAAGTTATACCATTTAAACGTGAGTCTTGGAAAATGTGGAGCGGTTTTTATTTAGAAAAAGCACACGGTAAAGTGTTACGCTTATTAAGCAGTGAATGGGTTGACAGATATAAAAATATGTTTTGGAAAAAAAAGTTTTTTAAATAATGATAAAAATAACAGACTACATTCATTGCTATGAAGATATTTTACAAAAAGATTTGTGTAAACAAATAATAGATAATTCAAAAAATTTAGACTTTGAAAAAGCTGCAACAGTTCAAGAGATGGAAGGTCAAGATAATAACAATCACAGACGATGTTATTTAAGTCCTTTAGATTACAAATTTGATAAAGATTTATTTAACGCTGTAGGTAAAGTCCTTCAAATGTATGCAAAAGAACATGTTTACTTTCACACTGGGTTGACAACCGAAGACACTGGCTATCAGCATTTAATTTATGTTGGATCACAAGCAGGTGAATATAAAGAACATACTGATCATGGCGATCTAAATCCAAGAGTATTAACTTGTTCATTTATTTTAAACGAAAACTATGATGGCGGTGATTTTGTTTTTTTTGGTGGAAAATATAAAATACCACCTAAAACTGGTAGTGCAGTCGTATTTCCAAGTAATTTTTGTTTTCCTCATGCTGTTACACCCGTAACAAACGGAAATAGGCATGCTATTATAACATGGATTCATTAATACCTATGAAAGAGAAATATAAATATGTCAAAAACATTTTATCGCAGGACCTTATAAATTTTCTAACAAGTTTTAGTTTAAAAAACATAAGGCCAGGTGATAGGATGGCACCAACATCATCTGCGATGCATTCTGCAAATTCAGAAATATACACTCATATTATTTATCATCTTCACCCCATGATGGAATTACAAACAAAATTAAAATTAAAACCAATATATTCTTACAATAGAGTTTATTATGGTGGATCAGAATTAAAAAAACATAAAGACAGACCATCGTGTGAAATCAGTGCTTCAATAGCTTTAAATTATAATTATGAAAACCTTAATTACAAGTGGCCACTTTGTATGGGTGATACACCTTTAGTTATAAAACCTGGTGATGGTGTAATTTACAAAGGAGCAGAGATAGATCACTGGCGACCAGTGTTTAATGAACCAAAAACAAGTTGGCATCATCAACTATTTGTTCACTACGTCGATACAAATGGTCCTTTCAAAGATTATGAAGTAGAAGATAGTTTTGTAAATTTAAATCAAAATTTAAAAAGAGAAAGTAAAATTAAGAATAGTTAGAGTCGTAATCTATCCAAGTCTTTCCCTCTGCATCTGTAGTGCCATTAGTTTCATCAGCAGCAACTGCATCCAAATAAGCAGTTCTAGCAGCTTCTATCTGACCTTTTCTAGTTTCTGCCCAAGTTAATAGATCAGCAACAGTGGTGGATCCCACTGCATCGCTTGTAGCATTTAGATCTGTATTACCTGTCATATTACCTGTTGCAGGGTCTTTTGTTTGTATTTCGTTTTGTCCCAATAAGCTATTCCAAATAACATAATGATAATTACTCGGACACCATCCATCCACCCAATTTTTACCTTTATCAGCCCAAGGTATACGATAAGAATTATCTACAAGGATGCTTTCACCGTTTGCAATTACTATTTGTGTTGCCATAAATATCTCCTAATGTTTTATAATATATTGAACGATTACAAAAGGTGAAAAAGAATTTGTACCAGACGCTGTAACCGCTCCAGTTAAGCTTGTTGTTATATTACCTGTTAGTGAACCGGCTAAAGTATGTGAGTGGTTGTGACCAGTTCCTGAACCTGCATCTTCGGTATTACCTTTTTGACCAGGGTTTTGATCTCTTGCTCTTTGAGCACCCTGACCAGGGTCACCAGCTACGTTGAATAAAGTATATATGTGATCATGTGAACCTAACTGAGCTTCAGTCAATGAGGTATTATCAATGCTACCAGTGATAGTAACTGTTTGGTTTGTAGCGTTTGTTGCAGCTTGGTTGTTTGTTACTGCAACTGTTACAGTATTTGCACCACCAGTCGTTGCTAAGTTAGTTGTACCACTCTTACCTTGTGGAAATTTACCTTGTAAATCTGGCACGTTAAAAGTAGTTGAGCTGTCACCTGCTCCATAAGTAGTTCCAACAACTGCAAATAAATCTGCGTACGTAGATCTTGATACAGCTGATCCATCACATAAAAGGTATCCTGAAGGAGCTGTAGCTTTACCCCAAGGTTTAATTGTTCCTACTTCACTTCTATTTGTTATATCTTGTAAATTAGCCATAATTAATCGTTATACTTTAATCTCCAACCGTTGTCACTGTCATTGTACACCAACGCAAAGCCAGAACCACTAGTTGATACTGTTAAATTAGCTTCAGTTCCTTGTATCTTATGACTGTTTCTATTTACAGTCAAATTGTGAGTTGCAAAAGTTCCCTCTGCATCAATAAATTTTACTTGATCACCAATAGCGGCAGAGCTAGGTAAAGTAATAGCAACTGCTCCTCCTGATGTATCAACAAAAATATTATCGCCTGCTGATGCAGTATAGTCAGATGTTTTCTTTATCCATGCCTCACCTAAACCAGCGAGTGTAAATATATCATACCAGTTAGTACCATCGGTAGAAACTAATCTGTATTTGCCATTTGTAATTGTTAATGTGTTACCAGAAGCGCCTAATCTTGCAGTTACATCTGCGCCACCTGCAATATTGTTATAAAGTCCGTAAGTTTTTTGTGTAGCTGGAAACTGTACTATGTGTGTTGTTGAAATTGTTCCAGAAAAAATAATTTGATTTTGTCTTGCTTCATTATTAGCTTGAGTTTGAGGTCCATCA